AACTTGATCAGTTGTTAAATATTACACCTTATCTTACATTTGATGGACATATATCAGTTAACCCTACTAAAGTGGTATTGCCAGAAAATAGAGAAAGAACTGAATTTTCGTATAAATTTTTCCAAGGAAACGAATTGACAAGGCAGTCTAATGATATATTAGATATGTTTGTCGGAGTACAGTATACATTAGATGTATTTGACGAGTTAGTTACCAGAGGAGATCAAGGAGAAAAAAATGTAATTGATTTTATTCAAAGTTTATTATACGGTATACAAAATAGTTTGGGTAATATAAATCATTTTGATATATATACGGAAGCTAATACTGATCTCTTGTATCTAGTAGACAGAAAAATTACACCTGAAGAAGAACCTAAAACTTTACAGTTATTCGGTAATAGATCTACAGCGAGAAGCTTTTCAGTTAATAGTCAGATAACTCCTAGCATGATGACAACAATAGCCATCGGAGCAACTGCAACAAGTTCAGATATAAGTTTAGATGTTTTAAATTTTCAAAGATGGAATGAAGGACTAATAGATAGATTTGTTTCTAAAAAAACCTATTTTAAAAAAGAAGCTCAAAGAACAGAAGATTTTCTTAAACAACAAAAAAAAGATTTTAATAAACTATTAGAATATATTGAAGATTTAAATTTAGAACATGTTGATAAAAATGCTCAATATAATCGTACAGCTACATTTAGATATAATACTGGAGATGAAGAGTCAATAGCTGCAATACACAGGCAAGTAACTCAAAAATTATATACTTTAGCAACATTTAGAGACGGTGTTAGACCTGCTGGTCTTTTACCTATTGAAATAAGCTTTAGCTTAGATGGTATTTCAGGTCTTGCAATTGCAGAAACATTTAAAATTCAAGATGAAGTACTACCTGAAAGGTATAGAGGTAAAGTAGGATTTATTATCAAATCCTTAGATCACAAAATTGAAAATAACCAATGGATAACTGATATAACCGGAATAATGTTTATATCTGAACCTGTAACTAAGTTAAAAGACTTACCTGAAATAACTGAGTTTATAGAACAGCAGTTAATACCTGAAAAAATTCAAACTATCTCTCCTGGAGATTTAGATGAAACTCTACCTATAAGGTATCCTTTAGGTTCGAAAAGAAAAGTAAGGTCAGATTCAGCAGGTGATGGAAGTTTCTTTGCTTCTAGAGGGAGAAGAATTCACCATGCAGTTGATTATGAAGCAGACGGTGGAGATAAAGTATACGCTCCTATCGATGGTAAGCTTGCTTATAAACCTGTTTTTAATAACAGAAACGGTAAAGGCGGTGGGTACTTAATTATAGAAGGAACTGGAGATTATTCTAAGTGGAGATTTGCTTTAGGATATGCTACAATAAGAAAAGAAATGTTAGAGGTAATGCAAAATGAAAAAGAAAATTCTATTGATGTAGCAAGAGGTCAACCAATAGGTACAGTTAATTTTATGTCTGTAGGTCCATTCTTACCTGATCAATTAGTTGGTGGTACACAAGCTCAACAAAATGCATACAACGCACTAAGAAAAAACGCCTTTGCTATCAGAGATAATGGATTTAAATATAAAAATGAAATAGGAGGAACAGTTAAAGCGTACGGTGCTGAATTAGATGAGAGAGATATGAAAAACCATTTACATGTTAAAGTCCAATATGAAATTGACGGAAAATTTAGAATTTTCGATATAACTAATTACCCTAAATTTGTATAATGTATAGGCCTAAAGGAAAAATAAGTAAACCTAAGTATTCTAACGGTACTTTCGAAAAATCCGATGGAACTCCGTATGTAGGATTTTACTTTCAAGATAGTGCAGGTAATTTATATAGTGGTAAAGAACCAGGCAAAAATACTCAAGCTCTTACTGATTCAACCGATACTGAAGGTACAAACTTTACACCTACTCCTGGATTTAACTTCTTTTCATCAGAAATAATATTTCCTACTGACGCAGATTATGAAAATGGATTTTTTATACGCTATTTTTTACAAGATAATCGTTCTTCTAAAATAATAGAAGTAGGAAAGAGCAAATTTAATAACTTGAGAAAGAAAGGATATATCAGTTCAACTACTATTAGATGGATATTAACCACTCCTATAGAGAACGTTGAAAAAGGACCTTATATTTATTTTGGATCTAAAGCTAAAAATAAAGAAACTATTGAAAAACAAGAAGATATACCTAATTTATCTTCTTATATAAAAAATTTCGCACAATTTATCGAAGAATAGTTGGTAAGTTAGTATAAATTACTTATCTTAGAAAAAAGGTTATAGTGTTTTATATTACAGAAACAGATCAACAGTTAAATAGGTTACAAGATATATCAAGACTTGGTGCCTTCGTTTATATAGTTTCTTCTAATGACTATTACCATCCTCAACTTACCTCAACTGTAGCAGTTTATATAAGACCTTTATCAAGTAAATATGGATTCATAATTCCTATAGATCATACTGAAGGAGTTAATGTAGAAAAAGAACGTGTCTACGAACTTTTAAAAAGCTACAGTAGTTTGTATACTATCAATAAGAAAGAGTTGCTCTATCACTTTAATTTACTAGATTCTATTGATGTTTCTTTACTATATTCAATGGTAAATTTTGATAGATTAGAAATTAACAAAGATAATTCTACAGTAAATTACTTTTATAGTAAGTATCAAGATTTAGATTTCGTAAATAAACTTATTCCTATAAGTAAAATATATGAATATTGTGAAAAAATTTATACTCAGGTAGAAAAAACTATAAAACTTGACATACCTGAAGGTTTTGACTTTTATAATAAAACAGCTACTAGTGTCTTTTATTTATTAGAGCAAGCTGGGTTAGGGATATATTATGAAGCTTTCAACGAATTGTTTAAACCAAGAAATAAATTATTTAATATTTATGATAACACGGTATTAACGTCATATAATCTTTATAACGTTACATCTAGACCAACTAATGCCTTTAATAGCGTTAATTTTGCTGCTATTCCTAAAAGCGAACAGCATAGAAAGTGTTTTCGACCTAAAAACGATTATTTTGTTGAGTTTGATTTCGATGGTTATCATTTAAGATTACTTTGTGAGCAAATAAATTACGAATTAACCAACGAATCTGCTCACAAACAATTAGCTAAGTTATACTTTGAAAAGGATAATATCACAGATGATGAATACAATGAAGCAAAACAGATTAACTTTCATGCAATTTATGGAAAAATACCCGAAAAGTGGGCTTTCCTCGAAATATTTGAAAAAATTGATTCTTATATCAAAGACCTTTGGTCCAGGTATCAAGATGAAGGAAAAATCATGGCGCCTATTAGTAAAAAACCTTTTACAGGAAAGCTAAAAGACATGAATCCACAGAAATTAATGAATTATGTCATGCAGTCGTTGGAAACTTCAAGAAATATTATTATATTAAAAGAAGTACTAAGATACTTAAAAGAAAAAAAGACAAAAGTAGTACTTTATACGTATGATGCTTTATTATTCGATTTTAGTAAAGAAGACGGAAAAGATACTTTAGAAGATATAAAAAAGATATTAGAATCTGATGGGAAATACCCAGTAAAATTTAAATATTCTAATAATTTAGTTTTGTGAAACAGTTTAATATTTATATGAAATGGTAAGTGTTATAGAACCTCGATTTGATTACGATCTCGAGCCAACCTACATAAACGAAGATATGAGTAATAAACTGTTCTGTACTTTTGCTACAGAAGATAGTCTTGACCAGGTGTTAAACCAAATTCAAGAACGTTATAATATAATTTACAATAAAATTTTTGTACTTTATTCTAAAAGTCAAAACGAGTACATCTGTACTTATAACGTAGATTTTGCTAACGTTGGAGCATTTTTAGACAACACCATTTTAGTACATCGAAAAAAAGAATCTAATACGTTATATACTATTAACGCTCTAAATACCCTTATTAAACAACTTAATGGTGGAGTATTAGATACTACTTACAAAGTTAATTGGAACGATTATAAAAATTGTGTCTTATTAACTAAAGGTCCAGATCTTAAAAGGGTAAACACAAAACTTTACAAAATAATTGAGATATAGTTGCCTATTCGCAACTTATTACTTATATTATATTAAACGTTATTTTAAAATTAGTTATACTATGGATTTAAATGCAATCAAGGCTAAATTAAGCGCCTTAAACAATGATAATCAGTCACAAGAAAAAACTGATTATACCAAAATTTTCTGGAGACCTGAAATGGGTAAACAGACAGTAAGATTAGTTCCATCTGCATATGATCCAGCTTTTCCTTTTAAAGAGTTAAAATTCCATTACGGTGTTGGGAAGTATCCAATGGTAGCTTTGTCTAACTTTGGTAAACAAGACCCAATTGAAGAGTTCGTAAAGGAACTTAAAAAGACTTCTGATAAGGATAACTGGTCACTAGCAGGTAAACTTAACCCTAAAACTAGAATCTTTGCACCTGTTGTAGTAAGAGGTGAGGAAGATAAAGGAGTTAGATTATGGGGATTCGGAATCACTATATATAAAGCGTTATTAGCGTTAGCTGAAGACGAAGATGTAGGTGATTTTACAGATGTAATAAATGGATGGGATATGGTTGTAGAAATGCAAGCAGGTAATCCTTACCCAACTACTACAGTTAGAATTAAACCTAAACAAACACCTTTATCAGATAATAATGATTTAGTTGATACTTGGTTAAAGGAACAACCTAACCCGGTAGAAGTACATAATCAATACGATTATGACTTTATTAAGAAGCAACTTCAAAATTATTTGAACCCAGGATCAGCAGAGGATGAAACTCCAGCTGCAGGTTCTGAATCAAGTACGCCAGAAAGCTCAGGAAGTCCTCAAAAGACTGACTTTACTTTGGAAACAGCTACTGCTGGCAACAAAGACACAGTTAGTAAGTTTGATGATTTATTCAATGAGTAATGGCGAAAAAGAAAGAAGTACTAGAAAGAGCGACTGCGTCAGTACGTAAGTCGTTCAACTTAAGCAATTTTAAGAAGAAAAAAGGATTTTCCAATGCCTCTGTAAAGTTTAAAGAGCAGGGGTGGATACCTTTATCAAAAGCATTTCAAGATATTACTTCCCTTCCCGGTATACCGACCGGACATATTACTTTGTTAAGAGGACATAGTGATACGGGCAAAACAACTGCCCTAATTGAAGCTGCGGTGAGTGCCCAAAAAATGGGCATTCTCCCAGTATTCATTATTACGGAGATGAAGTGGTCTTGGGAACATGCTAAAGAAATGGGTCTTCAAGTAGAAGAAATTACTGATAAAGACGGTAATGTTTTAGACTATGAAGGACATTTTTTATATGCTGATAGAGGTTCCTTAAATACTATAGAAGATGTAGCAGTCTATATGGCTGATCTATTAGATGAGCAAGCAAAAGGTAATTTACCGTTTGATATGTGTTTCTTATGGGATTCAATCGGTTCAGTTCCTTGTGATCTGTCTGTAAGGTCTAATAAGAATAATAATGAATGGAATGCCGGTGCTATGTCTACTCAGTTTGGAAATAATTTAAACCAAAAAATTCTTTTATCTAGAAAAGAAAATTCACCTTATACTAATACTCTAGTAGCTATAAATAAAGTATGGACGATGAAACCTGAATCACCTATGGGTATGCCTAAATTACAAAATAAAGGAGGTATGTCGATGTGGTACGATTCAACGTTAGTAGTTACCTTTGGTAATATTACTAATCCAGGTACATCTAAAATAAAAGCTATAAAAGATGGATTACAAGTTGAATTTGCTAAAAGAACTAACGTTCAGATAGAAAAGAACCATATTGGAGGAGTACAGTCTAGAGGTAGAGTAGTAATGACTCAGCATGGTTTTATACCTGATGATAAAAGAGCAATCGATAAGTATAAAGATCAACATAAAGAACATTGGTTAAAGCTTGTAGGTAGTTTAGATTTTGATTTAATTGAAGAAGGTGATTTAAATGAAGATCCTATAACTCCTAATCTTCTTGACTAGTGGCTTACGATAACATCCTAAAGAACTTAAAGCAGACCCCACCCCCAGAGCTAAACGATCACATTTTAGTGATCGATGCTATGAATATGTTAATTCGTAGCTTTTCCCTGCTCAAAGCAATGAGTCCAACAGGTCACCATATTGG